TTCGATATAAGGCGCATAATATACGTTGCTTATCAATTCAATCCCGTCAGGCTTTGGCAATGCTTTTGTATTTTGCTTTAAACCACCTAAATCTTGTATCTTTTGCTGACTTATCAATCCTATCTGTTCAGCATTTACATCATTCCCCCATGCCTGTATTTCTCCCACAACTTCCTCCTGCAATTCCTTAGGAAGTTTGCTTATCTTATCCTGTAACTTATCTAATCCTTTTATATTTACGCTTAATGATGACATTATGCAATGTCTTGTGATGTGGCCACAATACGCCAATATTTTCCCTCTGGATTGTTCAATATCTGGCTGGCAAACTTATTTTCAGCTCTTACCCGATCAACCCGTTCAATACTTTGAATAGAATAAAACCTATTGCTATATTCAATCATGCAGCGGATTGTAATGCTTACAGCAGAATCGTACCTAATTAGAAACTCATAACTTGTTTTATAATTGGCCTTCCCCGCATCAAACCCCCTCGTTTGAGTAATCGTATTAATTTGCGCCCATAAATTAGCAACTTCGTCAGCCGTTACATCAGGGCCATCTACACCTTCCGTCTGGCCAACAACAACAATCTTTACTTTCCTGGCTACACCTATACCCATGTCAAATCCTTTAAAGTTTTGGCATTACTCATTAACTCAGCAGGCATTTGATCAGTATCATCCCCCCTGTTTTCATACAACCACAATAAAACGCGTTTTAAATCGGTTTTAAGGCGTATATCCGCACTTGCAGTACTTGTGTAGGTTATTTCATAAACTCCGCTAAATTGCGGCCTAAATTGCTTTTCATTGTATCCTATAACCTGATATCCATCTGGATCTAATATATCCCAATCATTTACGCCGGTATCTACTATCTGCCCCTGCAATGCCTTTACAGCGGATATTGTGGAGATGGGAGCATAAGGTAAATTAAATGCCGTCTCAATATATCCAGTCAAAACAATGGACTTATTTACCATAGATTTTAGACTATATGCCTCAACCCGCTGCCTCGCGGCTGTTATAAGATCGGTTATAATAGTATCATCATCTTCAGTCGTAACCCTTAACCAATCCTTTGCCGTTATAAGGCTTATAGGCTCAGATCCGTCTGCTGCCTTTATTTCGTAGATATTATTCATCTTATCCAAAATTAAAAATAACTAATCCCTATTTATTTGAATTTGTCAACTAAACATTATATTTGTACTTTAAAGCAAGCATAAGGTTTAGGTTTCCCCGATTTGTTTTTACTAATCGGGTTTTTTATTCGCATATAAATCGCTCCAATGCTTCCCAATTAGGTGTTTGCTCCGCTGCCCTTTTCAATGAATTTTTTGCCCATTTTTGATAATACTCATCATCGGTCATTAGTTTGTTAATCTCTTTTGCCCATACTTCAGTTTGCTCACGTTTTAAGCAAATACCCGCATCCCCTACATTTTCAATCAGTCCAGGTGTAGGGTTATAAATTACCGGGATGCCATTTGCCATACCTTCAGCAGCGGCCATGCCCCAGCTTTCATAATGTGACGGCACTAATAATATTTTTGTAACCTTGTAAACCTCACGGATATCAGGAGTATTAGGTATTACTTTCACATTAGACACGTTCTCAATATATTGATTATCATAACTTCCCTTTACCCCTAAAAATTTATATTTTGGCAGTTTCTTAGCAAGGCTGTAAAAATACCTTGCACCCTTATTTTGATTCATATTGATAAGGGTAATATATTCTCTTTTAGTTGGATCTACTTTTACCCACTCATTTAAAGGAGGCGGGAAAATAATAGACTTGTGATTGTAATTAAGCTTTTCAGCGCACCATTTAGAATTATAAATTACATGAACTGGCACCGGACTATCTGAAACGGATGGATAATTTATATCATTATGTACAATATGAACAAACTTTTTGCCATACTTTTCACAATGATGTGATGTCCATTTATTGTAGTCTAAATGAGATATAACCACATCTGCCCATGTAAATAATCTGTCTATCATGTAATCATCAGGAGGGAAAACATCCACACCTTCATACTCATACATTTCGGTTATTTTGTATTGATTAGCCTGATGTAATAATACTTTAATATCATGCCCTTGGGACTTTAAATATCTGTTTATATTTCGTGCCATTGCCTCAGCTCCGCTGCCATGTCTTGGGAAATAAAGGTGTATTGACCATAGAATATTCATATAATTATCCATTTATTATGATAGATATCTTTTGCCGATATGTCAACAGATGGCCCAAACCAACGCTCTGGGGCAATGACAATCTTATCAGGGTGATCTGCTAACAATGCCGCCATTGCAGAAAAGCTACTGTTTGCTATTATAAAATGCTTACACCGTTTCATTAATTTAAAATCGCTTAAATAATAGCCACTTAAATATGTTCCCTTTACATTTACCCTTTGTTTTGCAAATTCAATGTCATCACTAAAAATGATATATTTAGTTCCGGATGGCATCATACTAATAGCTTTCTCATAATATTCTTTGCTGCATCTTGGATGGTAAGCATTAGGATCGTCAATATAATCACCGGCCCTAACATGGATGGCGCAAAAATCATTTTGCTCACCTTCGTTTTTCATACTAAAATAATGCCGCACTTCTTCAATGCAATTCTCAAAGAATTTAGGACTTTGCAAATGCGCATCTATTGACCAGTCACCCTTTGACAACTTAACATCCCTATATCCCCAAAAATAGCCGTAATTTTCCCAATGCCTGCCATCAGGTAACAAAGGAAGCTGATTTACAAAATAGCGGCTAAAATCGTCTCTATTGCCGCCAAACAAAGTATTGTCATGATTAACCCATTTAGGAAAAGCAAAATCCATACCGTTTGCCCTTGCAATACCTATGCATCCGGCAATAGTCCACATTTGGTTTCCAAACCTACCGAGGCCGCCCGTTCCTATGCTCAAACTTGTTACCATTCATCATTGCGTTTACGGTGATGGTGAAATATTATCGGATATTCATCATTACTAAATTGTGGATGCTTATCATAAATAAATTGCCCATTGTTATAATGAGCCGGCCAATAATGGAGTTTAATACCATAATAATAAGCAAGGCAGGTAAGTATTGCCTGATCATGCCGATGCTCTTGAAATGTAGGATAATTGTATATTAAACTTTGACTGTCATCAATAAAATTATCTAATTGACAATATTTAAGCCATTTGCCTATAAATGCCCTTGATGCCTCACTATTACGAATAAATATAGCCGAGGCTTGTATCTGTCTGCTTTCCCTATTAAATTTCCTGCCCCACTCAGGATATATGGCATTCATCACATCCATCTTACACCAGTCTAAATGCCTGTAATTATTACCAAATAAAAAAACATCACTATCCATCCGATCAATAATAAAATCAATATTATTTATAATTTGAACACCTGCATCAGTATAAATTAACACATCACCATCTTTTAGCCTGGACAAATTATTGAAAATGATATAAGGCTTCCATAACCAATAACCCGCCCCTCTTGGTTTATTTAATATTTCTTTGTTTAGATTGTAAAATATTGGATCATAACATTTTTCATTAAACATGATGGAATGATGCGCTCCATGTTTTATTGCACTATCCCGGCATAAGATAGCTGCCTTTGTCATATTTGTATCGCTAAATGTTATATGCAGCTTTCTCATAATAATTTACTTTGAGTATGCAATATGCCGTAATCTGTATCCGTTTGCCAAAGATCACTATATCCAGGCCGCTGCGTAGTTATAAATGGCTTACAAATATATGCCTTTATTTTCGGTTGTATTTCGTTTAATAAAAAGTCATCATAAACACCTGACTTAAAAGGATGGAATAGCTCTAATATATACTTTGCCGTTTCAGCTTTGTATATAACAGAGTGAGTTGTATGCGTATGTTTACACCTCCACCAATCTTTGTTAATACGTTTTAATGGTGCTAAAACATGACCTGACAAATAAAGCATCTGCCAATCAGCAGGAGCAGTATCAATTATTTTTTGCATATCATTACTGACAAACTTTACATCATCTTCAAAGACTATTGTATCCTCTGTTATTTGTTGTAAAATTGCCTGTTGTGATAAATTAAACGACAAAAAGCGATCATGGTTAAATATTGCCGAAAATCGCTCCACTTGTAAACCTTGCTGTTCAAATTCTTTTTGTGCTAATTTCCATCTATCAGGCCGGCTATCTAAATTCAAACATATTGCTTTCATATCATAAATATACAAAAAGGCCCCCAAAAATGAGGGCCTCGATTATTCACTAACCAAACAAAACCAAATTAAGCAGTTCCGGTAGTTCCGTAAACAGCAGCCTTAGGCTGGAAGCTCAACAGTTCAATACGAGCTTCAGCACGGTAGGTGATCAGGTTTTTCTGGAAGTCTTTGTCATCAAATTCAGTGCTACGTACACTCAAAGCAGAAGCTTGAGCGATACCAAAAGCATCAGTATTTAAGACATAGAAACGAGATCCAGTAACCTGAGAATGAGGAACAACAGGTACACCAACGATGCGAGTTTCGCCGTTAGCTCCGATTGTTACACCACCTGGGATGCTGTAATCGCCGGGTTTAGTCTTCATCAAAGTTGCCCATGATGCATGAGTAGTCAGGATCAGGTTAGGTTGACCTAAACCAAGTGCGCCGTGTTGAGCAACACCATCGATCATTTTCTCAGCATTAACAGTAGCAGCAGAAGACAAAGCAGTAGATCCGGAAGCGATTGTATTTAGGAAGCGAGTATTAACCGCTCTGTTCCAATCTTCTACAAGCGACTGAGACAGATAAGCTTGTAAGAAAGGAAGATCTTGCAACATTTGACGGCTTACCTTAGCAAAACCAGCAATGAAAGGCACAGCTACGTTAACCATTGTAAGGTTGTAGTCAATTTGCGCTTTGCTGTTTGCTTCAGTTTGAGCACCAAATGATCCTTCGCTAACTGTGTCACTTGCACGAGGGAAAGTAACATTTCCGGTTGCAGTAGGTATGATGCGGAAAACATCATAAAGATGCGGATTGAAGAAAGAACGCATGATAGCGTTAGGAACGTAGCTGATCTGAGAAGTACCAGTCAGATTGCTGGTAAGGCTCATGTCTTTTACATCTTTAGAAGCTGTAAACGCTGTTTCAGATTTGATCTTATCAAAGTTTTCAGCTACGATGTCAACGATAGCAGATTTAAATCTGTCGCTGTTAGACCAATCTTTTTTAGCGTCAGTTTCAACGCCGGATTTCAAACGATTAGCAGCAGCGGCAAATTCTTTCACTCTGTCGCTAAGTTCGCCAATAGTTTGATTTTTCTTTTGCGCATCTTCGTTAAGTTGCGCGATATCAGAGGCTAATTTTGTATCGATAGCCTTGATTTCAGATTTGATGCCATCCACTAAGGGATTAAGTGCATCGAGGATTTCGTTTGCCATTTTTTTATTTTATAAATTTTAATAATTGTATGTCTATTGCTTTTCTCAGATTGTTTACATCAAGTGCAGTTTCCTGCGGCTTCATGTCTTTTTGTGCAGTCTCCTGCGGCAAAAATAATGCTGATACTTCCTGCAATTCGTTTACTAATAATGATTCGTTTTCGCCGGTATATTTACCGTCTTTCAGTTTCTTAATTACCCATGCCATGTAATCAAATGCCGTTTCTTTCTTTTGCTCTAAAAACGATTTGACCACGTCAAATGTAGGCGTGTTAGGATTAGCACCCCACAATACCGCGCTACCTTCCCATAATGCCACTTGTGTAATTACATTGTGATCTACGGCCTTTTGCTGATTAAGCACGGTAAAACCAACAGAATGCTGGGTAATATCCCCTTTTTCATATAAAGGCCATGCCACTTCTTTCCACAAAAACATATCCCGGTAATTGTTTTCACCTACGATATATTTGCCCTCTTTATATAACTTTTGGAACTTACCTAAGCTGCTTTCCAGTTTACGCTCATGATTAATCAAATGCCATATCTCATTAGATCCTAACGGCCCGCGCTCTGCTATTGTCTTGTCAAATGCTGACTTATCAAATACATCTCCATCTCGATCAATAGATTCCATCTCAGCTATGGCCACCTTTACGCTCCTGTTGGATGTATCCACATCGAGCGCCTTTAAATCGTAAACCTTATGCTGAATAGTATTCATTGCTTTTTTATTTTGCCAGTACGATACACAAACCGCGTATCTCTGATCATTATCCCCAAATTCC